GTTAACAACAATATCTTCACAGGTAACAGCACTAGGAGTATTAGGTTTAAAAGTGGCTCCTAGTTTTGCCTGGGCAGCACATACTTCTAAACGATACAGACTGATTTCCATTGCTAGTTTTTTATATAACAACTCTTGATTTTTTATATTTATCTCAGTTGCCCTATGACAAAGTGCAGGTGATTTTCCTAATGGAATGTTCAGTTGAGCAGAGATTCCATAATTTAAGTTGAAATTATCTTTTTCAAATCTTGGTATTTCTGAATAATATTTAACTTCTCCTGTCTCTTCATCATATATTGGTGTTCTAGTAATTGATTCTTTAGGTAATGCGAAAGACCAACTATCAGTTAAATACGGTGTAATTGTAAGACTAGGAGAAGCACAAACTATGCCCTGACTCATTCTGAAACTGGGCATACTAGAAGGCGTTATCATGGTGGCATTGTTGTTAACTACCCCAGTATTTTGCGATTGAGGTGACGCAATTGTGGTCGAAGCTAAAGAGGGTTTTATAGGTATTAAAAACAGAATTACTGCCCAAATGTAGTTGTAGTTTCTGTTGTGGTGCTTGTATTTATCTGCCTTGTTATTGTCGTTACTGTGTCTAACCCAGGCGTGATTAGCGTTTCTTGGATTGAAAATGCTGCTCCATCGCTTGATATTGACCAGCGAGGGATAGCTTCTAAGTTTGGTGAAGTCCAACTAAAATTTACTCCCCCGACTGTTTGTTCATTCGTAGTCGTAGCAGTAGGGTTAATATATCCTGTTTCAGATTCGATATTATGTCCTGATGCTGAGTAGGAGTATCCTGTGCGGTATTGATGGCTCGTAATTGTTTCATTTATTATTTGTTCTGATGTGCTAGATGTTGTCGAACTTCCTGTCCGAAATTGAGGTACAACTGGCACGGCTTCTGCGAAGTCTATCCATATAAGTATTACTCCTATCAATGAGAACCTTATATAACGCAAAAGAACAAGTGCCATAAATTAAGATTGCTAATAGAGCAGATACTATGGGAAGAATCATCTAGTCTATTGTAATAGTAACTTTAGTAGATCCTATGCAGCTTGTACCTGAACCCCCTGCTACACAGGTATGAACTCCAGAACTTAACGAAGTAAGTGCAAGGTTTCCTGCTGTACCACCTGAAGCCACAGTTGTCGTTCCACCTAATACTGGTAATGCTGCTATACCACTGGAAGGAGTTACAGCAGAAGGAGTAGCATCACCCATAATTACCGATTCTGTTTTTGAGAAGGCTGAACCGCTAGTGGTTACTGAGGTATCTGTCTGTATCATAGCTGGAACGCCATTACTTAACGAACCAACATTGATTCCGCCTATTTTTCCTGATGTTGTGGTATCTCCTACAGTTACAGATGGGGTAATATTGTTTCCGCTTAAAGAGTAGGTCGTACCAACTTTTTGAGTTGTGACGAAGGGCATATCTACAGTAATCTGAGCAGATGTCACAAATTCTTGTTTTATATCGGCATAAACAGGACTAGAAACCAAGAATAAAAATGGAATTAGTTTTTTCATTTGGCTGTTGGTTTGGAGGTCTTACTATCTATAGTATCTTTTTTCTTTTTTATTTGAAAACCAAGTGACGCAGTGGAGGCACTGAAAATACTTGCAATAAAAGTTGGATCGAAGTCCACTATCTTTTTACCTGATGGAGGCTCGTAATAAGAAAGGCTAAGTAGTGTGGCAGACCACAGCAAAACACAAACTTTTACTATGGTTTCAACTTTGCTTGGTTCTTGATCTTCCATAAAAGTTAAGATTCTTGTCTAATACTAGCAACTTAGCTATGTTTGGGAAGTAACACATAAAAACGATGGTAAAAATCTTTAAACCTATTCTTCTTGTATTTATAAAATCAAAAGCAATGAAAAGGTTAATTGTTGATCTGTTAAAAGCACTAGCTAAACAAACAGACAATACATTAGACGATCAGGCTGTAAGTTTTATTGAAGCCAGAATGTTTCCAGGATCTACTACTAATCTTCAATGACATGAAAGATGACGGGTTTATTAAAATGATTCATACGGAATTGCCCCCCGAAGCAGAATTAATGATAGAACTTCGGTGTAGGGAGGTTATGGGTTGTGATGATATAGATAAACTTAAAGCCTTCTGTATAGATATGATGAAAAATCATGCCAGGGCTGAAGCAGTTTTATCTAAAGCCATGATGAAAGTAATAGAACTAGAAGCAACATTAGCTGTAATGAAAGCACCAACAAGAAAAACTACAGGAATTTATAAAGTCAGATGGTGGTTAGAGCAACTTCATCTGCACTGGAAATATAGAAAAATAACAAAACGTCACTCACGAGAAGCATAACGAGCCTGTATATCAGGTACTATCATTTCTGGATATTGGATCGTAAACCATTTATGTCCACACTCATAACAAAGCCTTCTACGAATTATTATAAATTTTGAATTTCTTTCAGACTTGATAACCTTCTGGTCGCTGTACATTTTACAGCCTGGGCACTCGACCCATGTTATTCTTTTCATTTTTACGCTTTAGTTTTTAAATCGTCAAAAATATCTTCTATTGATATTGCTCTTTCATTTAGTTTTTCCATTCTACTTTCAGCCTCTTCAAGTTCACTAAGGAACTTATCCATCTTCTCATCTTCGTGAGCCTGTTCATAAATAGGCTCTAAATAAGTATCAATAGCAGTTCTAACCAGGTGAGATATAGATTTACCTGGTCCGCTAAGACTTTCCAATGCTTTGTGTTGAGAGGTTCTAAGCTGAACTGTAGTTCGTATCAGCTTATCTTTCTCGAATAGTGATGATCCTTTGATAGCCATGTTTTTTAGTGTAGTATAGTAGACTGAGGACTTACAGATCGGGTTAGCTTATTTAGTGGTATTTTACTCGGAGGTAACCAAGAAACCCCCTAGACCCACCACTAAATCCTCGATGGGAACTTGTAATATCATTTGTAAAATTTCGCCAGGGGAGTATGAGGGTCATGGCTCCCAAGATTACAAAAAAGCAGCGTAACCGCCTGGAAAACTAGCAGGGTGATCTTGCCTCAGACATTATGTATAAGACGCAAATTTTTCGTTTAATCTGCCATCTGCAACAGCTTGTTTCTCATCAGCAACTCTTTCTTCATCGGTAACTTCTCTCCAATCACCTAAAGGACAACCATCTGGTTTGTATATCCACCAATCAGTTTTTCCAAGCATAGTTTTTTCAGCTTCTTCGTCAGTTATAGAAATAGCAACTATACCAGGATATTCGTGATCTAATTCTACAAACTCCCTATCGTCATACCACCAACCTGTACGTTCAGCTTGACTTGGGTAGTCATCTTCATGGTTATCTGCACCTTCATGTATAAAAGATACAGCCTGGTCATAAGACTCAGCTTCTATTTCAAATGTTTCGTTAAGAACTGTTTTCGTTCTGAATTTGTAAAGTTTCTTTGTGATCATAATTAATTTGAACTTCTCTAAAAGTATAGCAACAAAGTGCCACCACTATGTCACCTGTTACGAAACTTTAACTTTCGGAGTTAGCTTTTCTTCCATCTATTCTTCTTTGTACTGACTCTCTCCACAATAATTCATCTTTTGCTTCTGCTATTTTGTATTCTGCACTAGAAAATTCACGCTGTAACTGGTTATATGCAGCTTCTCTAACCCAGGCTGTACCTTTGATTCCTTCCTTTTCTGCTGCCTTTTCTATAAGTTTTGATCTATGTGGATCTATCAAAACTTGGTAATAATTTTTGTTTCCGTGTTTCAGTGCCATTAA